TAAAGAGGTAAACAGAATGGCAGATATAGCGATTTTAAAATCAAAAGTTAAAGGTTATGTATCAGATGCAGTTAAGTGGCTAGACGGCGAGTTCTACGGCCACAAGCGCGGAAAGCTGATATTTGTTGCCGCCATTGTAATCATGGCATTAGTACAAGTTTCATAGTGTAAAACCCTAGAGTAGCAAGGCACCCTCCTGCCTGATTAGCCAGCTTGGTTCACTGGTGCTACGAAACGAACCATTACCTACAAGCATAACCAACATAATCAAATAACAGTAGAAGCCCCCTGAAACACTCTCTATAATCCCGCCTTAACCACCGAGGCATCCAATGAAAACCATCCTAATATTCGCAATTATTGCGCTAACTCTTATCGCCATTGATGATCTAGCAGGAAGAAGACCCGCAGATAGGCACGAAGAAACGAATTGATTGACTGTCAAACATACGTTATGATTCTAAGTCATAGAAACTAACGCCAGTGGCAAGGTACAGCTATGAACTTAGGTTTAAGTATGAGAGTATCAGAATGTGAGGAGAACGGTTGGTTCGATCTGTTGTCTAAGCTAGACGAGATAACGCAGAGCCTAATCGACAATCCAAGCGCAGGGCATCAAATCAAAACAGCACTAGTATTCTGGAAAGATGCAGTAGACTGTCGTGCTAAAGGTTTACCCCCTGAAGAAGATGATATAATAATCAAAAATCCAATAATGAACGTCAGAGAGGCGTTTGGGGCAGATATGTAATGTTAGAAATAAACTATAGGGGAACTGCGGATTTAATTCCGTATGTGAATAACTCTCGCACTCATAGCGAGCAACAGGTACAGCAGGTCGCATCTAGTATTAAGGAATTTGGGTTTACAAATCCTATTCTTATAGATGAAGATGATGGCATAATAGCAGGGCATGGTAGGCTACAAGCGGCACAATTATTAGGCTTAGATAAAGTTCCAACAATAACGCTAACTGGTTTATCAGAAGCACAGCGCAAAGCCTATGTTATAGCCGATAATAAATTGGCACTAAATGCAGACTGGGACTATGAAGCGTTAAAGCTGGAAATGCTAGATATAGCAGATGATATAGATTTAGCATTATTAGGCTTTGATGATGATGAATTAGCCGCTATCGTTGATGGCTTGGAAGAAGTTGAAGCCGAATTACAAGAAGAAGATTATAAAGAAATATTTAATATTATTGTTTCATGTAAAGATGAAAACCATCAGGAACGTGTTTATAACGAATTATTAGAAAAGGGGTATGAATGCCAAGTTCAAAGTTTGTAATAGAGACAAAAATACCATCAAGTTTCCGAGTAGAAAAAGTAAAAGGGCAATTTGATTATGATGCCTCGGTTATAAAGAAAGAATTTGACGTTAATATACCCATTGAAGATGAAAAATGGAATATTGGGTTAATAGTTGGAGCAAGCGGTTCAGGTAAAACAACTATAGCCAAAAATGTATTTAAAGACTTTGAATTATTTAAAGGTTTTGATTGGTCTGATAAAACTATTATTGATGACTTTGCAGATGGGCTATCACCAAAGCAAATAACAGAAGCATTATCAAAAGTTGGTTTTTCTAGCCCACCTGATTGGTTAAAGCCATTTGAAGTATTGTCCAATGGTCAAAAAATGCGGGCTGAATTAGCGCGATTAATATTGGAATCTGATAAACCTGTTATATATGACGAATTTACATCTGTTGTTGATCGTCAAGTTGCACAAATTGGTAGTTCTGCGATTCAAAAATTTATAAGGCGAGAGAATAAGCAGTTTATAGCTGTATCTTGCCATTATGATATTGAAGAATGGCTAGAACCAGATTGGGTATATGATGCAAATAAAAAGCAGTTTTATCGGAGGCGACTTAGGCGACCAGATATTGAAGTCGGAATTAGAAAAGCAAGCAACGCAGAATGGAACTTATTTAAAGAGTTTCATTATTTAAGTGCTGACCATAACAAATCAGCGCATAGATATATTGCAGAAATTGATGGTGAGCCAGTTGCATGGTGTAGCTTTTTGCATTTTCCACACGCAAAAGTGAAAAACTGCAAAAGAATACATAGAATAGTTGTGAAGCCTGATTATCAAGGCATAGGCATAGGTGGAAAGTTTATGTCAGTTTTAGCGAAAAATTACAAAACAGATGGATGTAGAATAAGACTTGTTACATCTGCGCCTAATTTTATACATGGACTGCAACAATCTAAAAACTGGCTTATGGTTAGAAAGCCGTCAAGAGTACAGCCAGTAGGCAAAAGCAGTGGATTCAGCAATAAAACTAAAGCAACATCTACTGAAAGATTAACGGCATCTTTTGAATATGTAGGATAAATATGAAGAATGGCAAACAAGGCGAAGGGGGCGGCAGACCACCAGTAGTGTTTACTGATCAACAGATCATAGAACTACAGGCACTATCTGCTGTACTTAACAAAAGCCAAGTAGCTGATTACTTTGGTATTACTGAGAAAACTCTTAGAGAAGTAGAGAAACGACAGCCAGAAGTAAATACCGCATATAAAAAGGGCAAAGTTAAGCAAATAGCCAGTATGGGTAGTAACCTAGTGCAACTAGCTAAAGCAGGTAATGTTTCAGCTAATATCTTTTACTTAAAAACGCAGGGCGGTTGGAAAGAAGAGCAATCAGAGCCTTTAGAAATACCACCATTAAATATCGTGTTAAGCAATGCTACTGACAATACCGCAGAGTGATATATTCAGTTCATCTGCACGATTTAGAACTGTTGTCGCAGGGCGTAGATTTGGAAAGACCTTTTTATCTACTATCGAGATACTTAGGGCGGCTATAGGCGGCAAGAATAGAAACGTATGGTATATCGCGCCCACATATGGCTCTGCAAAAGAAATAGCATGGAATATGCTTATACAGACTATTCCAGAAGAATACATAGCCAAGACTAATGAAACATCCTTAACCATTAAGCTAATTAACGGATCAACTATTGCGTTAAAGGGTGCAGAGAAGCCTAACAACTTGCGAGGCAGGGCGTTAGACTTTGTTGTTTTAGATGAGTTTGCAGATATGCGGCCTGAGACTTGGAGCGAGGTCATTAGACCATCCTTATCGGATAGGCAGGGTAGTTGCATATTCATTGGAACGCCTAAAGGCAGAAACCATTTTTACGATATATGGGCTGATGCGCTAACAGGTAAGGATAATTGGGAAAGTTTCCAGTATACGACTATTGATGGTGGTAACGTGCCGCCAGACGAAATAGAGCAAGCTAAAAACGACTTAGACATTAGAACTTTTAACCAAGAATACTGCGCTGAATTTGTTACTTACAGCGGTTTGATATATTATGCCTTTAGTAGGGAACTATCCGTTGTCAATGTAGACGATAATGGTGGTACACTACACATTGGTATGGACTTTAACATTGATCCTATGAGTGCTGTTGTATGCTTACGGCATGGGCAAGACTTACAGATTATTGATGAACTAGTTCTATATGGATCAAATACAGATGAGGTTGTTGCTGAGATAAAGGATCGTTATCCTAATCGCAGTATAATTATCTACCCTGATCCAGCATCAAGACAGCGCAAGACGAGTGCTGGTGGTCGGACTGATTTGTCGATCTTACAAAACGCAGGGTTTAGCGTTAAGGCGAAGAAGGCTCACCCATTGGTCAGGGATAGAATCAATGCGGTTAATAGTCGTTTGCTATCAGGTGATGGCGAGCGGCATTTGTTTGTTAGCCCTAAGTGCAAGCAAACCATTAAGAGTTTAGAGAGACAGACTTACAAAGAGGGTACGAGTATTCCTAACAAAGATGGCTTCGATCATATGAATGATGCGTTAGGCTATCTGGTTGAATACCTGTTCCCAATAAGAACCGAATATAATACACCGCAACCGACTAGGTGGACTTGATGAGAGATATTGAATATACACACCCCGACTATGATGCTTATAAAGCCAGATGGGAGTTCTATCTGCGAAGCTATATGGGGGGCGATGATTATAAAGGTGGTAGCTATCTAACAAGCTATGTATCTGAGGGCAAGGAAGAATACGCAAGACGTATAGACCTAACCCCAATGGACAATCACTGTAAGAACATTGTTCACATCTATTCCAGTTTTCTATGGCGTGTACCGCCAACAAGAGCCTTTAACAGCCTTTCTAACAACGCCGCATTAGAACCATTTATAAAAGATGCTGACCTAGATGGTCGTAGCTTTGATGCGTTTATGAGACAGGCGCAGGTTTGGGCTAGTGTATATGGTCACGTATGGTTGATGATTGATAAGCCTCAGTCTAATGCCAGTACAAGAGCGGAAGAACTAGAGCAAGAGATTCGCCCTTACATGACGCTGATAACCCCAGAGAACGTATTTGACTGGAAGCATGAGCGCACCCCCAGTGGTAGATTTAAGCTGACATATCTAAAGGTTAGAGAATCTATTGACCGCGTCACAGATACAGAGACACAGATATATTGGCGTGTATGGCGTGAAGATACTATTGAGCAATGGCGTACTGTTAACGATACTGATGAACTACTAGAGACTATTGATAACGCACTAGGCAAGATACCTGCTGTATTCCTACCTGCTAATCGCTCTGTATTGAGAGGCATTGGTATATCAGATATATCAGATGTATCACATATGCAACGTGCTATCTATCAAGAACTATCAGAAGTAGAACAGTTAATTAGAATCAGTAACCACCCGACACTGGTTAAGACTTACGAGACAGATGCTAGTGCAGGAGCAGGAGCAGTTATTAACCTACCTGATGATATGGATGGCGCATTAAAGCCTTACCAGATGCAACCTAGTGGGGCTAACCTTGATGCTGTAAGAGCATCTATTGTGGATAAGGTAGAAGCTATAAACCGTATGTCACACATGGGTGCTGTACGAGGCACAGAAGCTATGACCCAATCAGGCGTAGCTATGCAGACAGAGTTCCAGATGCTTAACGCCAAGCTATCTGAGAAAGCTGATTTATTGGAGTTAGCAGAAGAACAAATCTTTGACCTGTTCTGCCAGTGGCAACAAGTAACGAATGACGTAGAGATATTCTACCCTGATGCGTTTGACCTGCGTGATTACGACAAAGAGTTATTGTTCTTGCAACAAATGAGAGCAACAGGCGTACAGTCAGAAACCTTATCGCAGGAAATAGATAAGAAGATAGCTGACTTATTACTTGATGATGAACACTTAGTTAAAGCCCATACAGAGATTGAATCTGGATCACAGCGCATTGGCAACTTTGACGAGACTGCTGTAGATGGCGGCTGATACCGATCACGCTGAATACTTAAATAGTCTGGCTAATAATCACCAAGCTAGACTTGCAAGTGCTTTAGTTGCTTTAGAGCGTAGAATAACTGACTACGTTGCAACTGCGCCTCTACAGGATGGTCAGCTGTTTGATCTTGAGTGGGCTGTAAACGCTAGACCAGAGTTACGCAATATACTTAGAGAAGAATACTTAGTCGAGGTTGATAACATTGTTAGAGATTATCGAGAAGTACACCAGCAAGCTATAGGTATGATTGGTCAGTATGGCGATGTTATAGACTTAGACAGCAATGTTATAAGCCAGCTACAAGGTTTATCGTTTCAGGGTTTTGCAGACATAGGTAATGAATACCTAGAGGTCATAGCAAGGCAAGTTTATGAAAGCACTTTAACAGGCACAACATTTGCCGCTAGTGTTGCCGCAGTACAGCAAGCAGTAGGTGGTGGCATGGCTAGATATGCTAAACAGCAGGTGCATGATTCTCTAATGCAGTTTGATGCTAGTGTTAATATATCGGTAGGTAAGGCATCTGGTGCTAAGAAGTGGAAATACTATGGTCGCATTGTAGAGGAATCTAGATCACATTGCCGAGAGCATAAAGGCAAGGTCTACACAGAAGATGAGATCAACGAAATATGGCAAGGCGATTGGGCGGGTAAGATAGACGGCAATCCCTTTGTCGTTAGAGGTGGCTATAATTGCGGTCATCACTGGCGACCAGTTTTTGACTAAGAGGTAAATAACATGCCAAGCGGAAAAGGTACATATGGATCAAAGGTCGGTAGACCTAAGAAAAAGAAACGCAAGACAAAGAAATAACTTGTGTTAAACTATTAATTCACCAACTACTCCTTGTGAGGTTCGTAACATGAGCGATGAAATCATGGAAACCGTAGAAGCTGAAACTGAGACAGCGGCAGTAGAAACTCAGACTAAGACGTTTACGCAGGATGAGCTAGACCGAATCGTTGCAGATCGTATTGCTAGAGAACAGCGCAAATTTGATAAGAAGCTAGGTGGCATCAACTTAGATGAAGCTAAAGAGCTACTGACTCAGAAAGAGCAAGCTGAAATTGAGCAACAGAAACAACGTGGCGAGTTTGATTCGATCCTAAAGCAAACAGTCGAAAAGAAAGACGAAGTAATCAACAGTTATAAAGCTAGACTGCAAGAGACGTTAATTGATGGACAGTTAACCAGTGCCGCTAGTCGTAATAACGCCGTTGATACAGCGCAAGTAACTGCTTTATTGAAAGGCAATACTCGACTAAATGAAGATGGGGCGGTCGAGATTGTGGATTCTAATGGAACACCGCGTTACAATGACAAAGGTGATCTGTTATCCGTTGATGAAATGGTTACAGAATTTTTAACTGTAAACCCACACTTCGTACGTGCCTCTCAAGGCGGTGCTGGTAGTATGGGTAGCGCAGGTGGCTCTACTCCGAAGCCTCAATCGGTGGAATGGATGGTCGAGAATTGGAATAGCGGTGGCAAAGAAGCCTACGCCGCTACGAAGAGAAAGACCTAATTATATTTTTTATTCTTTCTATTTATTGAGGTTATTATCATGGCTAATGAAACAACTAGTACAACTTTAGACGATCTGTTTGCAAATATTATTGCACAGGCT